TAAGAAAAGCTGGACAAGGTGAGAATCTTACTACCGGCTTAACTAGAACAATGGCTAGAGAGATTCTAATGAAAAGAGGAATTGAAATAGCTAAAGGTATGGACCCAATTGAAACATTTAGAAAAACTTTTGGTCAAGATGTTTTAGGTGATGTTGCAAATCTTGCAGATGAATTAATCGAAATGGAAGCAATGGGTAGAACTCCAAAAAGACTAGAAGATATTTTACAACAAGAAGGTATGTTTGATATTAAAATGAGAAAAGAACCACCTCAAGGATATACGGACGAAGAACTTGCAGAAATTCAAAAAGCAATTGACGAAGAAGATATTCTATTAAAGTTTGATCCAGAAGACAGAAAACCAAACGCAAAAGGCGGCCTTAACTATTTAATGGGTCTGTAATGAAAATTGGTGAATACGAACAGATGATGTCATATCTGACCCGTAGAGAAAATTTTAGAGGAGGAACCAATCCTAAAACAGGACAAGGATTTCAAAAAGGAAATATATTAGGAGTTAAAGAAAACATTACAGAAAGAAATAAAAAATTAGTTGAAGAAAAAAATAAAAAAGTATTAAGAACAAAAGAATTGATAAAGGCTGGAGATACCCCCGCTGAAGCAAAGAAAAAAGTTATTAAAGAATTTAATTTAGATAGAGACCCAAAAGCAGGAACTCCTAGATGGTTAAAACAGGCAAAAGAAGAATTAACAAACGAAGGGTTTAAATTTACAGCGAGTAAACCTGGACCTGAAAATGTAGGTGGAAAAGAGAAAGCTACTAAAAAAAGAGAACAGGTAATTGGTGAAGGAAAAACTTTTGAATCAAGATTAAAAAAAGAAAAAACAAAAACTGGTTTTGGTAAAAAATTTGAAACTGCTCACACAGCAAATATTTTTCAAGCTAAAAAATTAGGAATAGATTATCCAGTAGATGCTTTAGCTATTCAAGCAACAAACGTTAATCAAGAGGTGGCTGAAATATTAAATGATGAATTAAAACCATTGTATAAAAAACAATTAAACTTAGTTAATAAATTAAAAAAGAATAATACGTTTGCATTAAGAAAAGAATTAGATGATATTAATTTTAAGATTTCTGAAACTGTAGCAACAGGTGGTAAGCAAGGAAATAAAGCTGCAAATGTTTTAAAACCAATTATAGTAGACCCTCAAAATTTAAAAGGTAAAATTTTAGATTTAGGTTTTAAAACTTCTGATGAAGTTTTAACTTTACCTGGTGCGACTACAAAAGGAACCAAAGCTGGAACTATAGATGATTTAATGGCTAGAATGAACATTAAAGAAAATGTTTTACAAAAAGCTAAAGATTTAAAAAAACCCGACAAAGCTAAAACCAGAGATATGTTTAAAGATTTTGAGATAAGAACAAATCAACTTGGATCTAATCTTGGTTTGTTAAGAGGTGTAGGCGAAACCTTAAAAGCCATACCTACTCCAACAGGAACACTAGCACTTACAGCAGGCTTTGGTGTTGATCCAACTTCTACAATTGACAGAGTTGCATTAGAAGCTGAAGCTGCACTTGCACCTGAACTTGTAAAACAAACAAGCAGATTAACTTCTAATCCAATTGTACAAAGATTTTTTAATTTAGGTTTATCTCCAGCAAATGCAATGCGAGTAGCAAGAGCTGCACAACCACTTGGCGTTGCATCTTTAATAGGTGAAGGTTTATATGAATTAAGTAAGAGAGGTGTTGCTGAAAAAGCAAAACTAGATGCAATGACACCTTTTCAAAAACAACAATACTTAGCTGGTGAGATAGAACCTTTGATGGATGAAGGTGGTATGGTTGATATTAGTAGAGAAGGTTTTTCTGTAGGAGGCCTTGCATCTTTATTTAAAAAAGCAGCACAAGTTTCTGATGCATTACGTAAAGTTAAAAATGCAACTTTTGACATGTTTAATAATGTAAGAATGTTTGGAGATCAAAAAGGTATTGAAAAAAATTTAGAAGGATTCACAAACATACCAGATAAGAACCGTAAGATTTCTTCATTAGAAGATATACAAACATTAAAAGCAAACGTGCCTGAAAAATATCATCAAGATTTAGATATCATGATGAAGTCCATTGAACAAAATAATTTTGAAACTGCTTTTAAACAATATGAAAAATTTGAAAAAAATTTAGACCCATCGTTAAAATTTGAAAATATTCCTGAAGAATATTTTCCAATGGTTGACCCATTGAATGATGCATTTGTAATTAAAAAACCTAGAGATAACTTTAAAATAGGCAGATATAAAATAAGAACTTCAATGAATTTAGATGAGACAGGAAAACCTACTGGTAAATATCAAACAGAAAAATATGATACCTTTGATCCTGAAACCGGAAAATTTAGAGAGGAACCTGAGTTAGTCGGTTTAAACACAGATAAAGGCAAAGAAGGTTTAAACTAATGTATTCAAAAGGTAAAAAGAGTGGCCCACCACCAAAGTCAGGACCCATGCCTCAGGGCTTGAATATTACATATAATACTGTTAAAACAGTCAAACAATCTGGAGAAAAAATAAATGGCGGATATAGACAAAGCGCTTCCAAACGAAGTATTAGATCAACTAGAAATAGCTAATGAAGAAGAACAGTTAGTAAAAGATGTTCAAGAAGAAGCTCTTGGCAACACTGATGTTGAACAGATAGAAAATGAAGATGGATCAGTTGATATTAATTTTGATCCCACAGAAAATCCTACAGAGAATGGTGCAGGCCATTATGAAAACCTAGCAGAATTTTTACCAGATGATGTTCTATCATCTTTGTCTTCAGATTTAAATTCAAAGTACATGGATTATACTTCTTCTAGAAAAGATTGGGAGAAAACATATACTCAAGGATTAGATTTATTAGGTTTTAAATACAATCAAAAAACAGAACCTTTTCAAGGAGCAAGTGGTGTAACTCACCCAGTATTAGCTGAAGCTGTAACTCAGTTTCAAGCATTAGCTTATAAAGAATTATTGCCAGCAGATGGACCAGTTAGAACTCAGATTCTTGGAATGCCTACACCAGAAAAAACGGATCAGGCATCAAGGGTTAAAGATTTTATGAATTATCAAATCATGGATCAAATGAAAGAATATGAACCTGAGTTTGATTCTATGTTATTTCATTTACCTCTTTCAGGTAGTACTTTTAAAAAAGTATACTACGATGAGATGGAACAAAGAGCAGTATCAAAATTTGTTCCAGCAGATGATTTAATTGTTCCGTACACAGCTACCTCATTAGATGATGCGGAAGCAATTATTCATCGAATAAAAGTTTCTGAAAACGATTTAAAAAAACAACAAGTAGCAGGTTTCTATAGAAATGTAGATTTGGGTAAACCTACAGCAGGTGAATCTGATGTAGAGAAAAAGGAGAGAGAACTAGAGGGCACAAAAAAATCAAGAGAAGAGGATGTATATACAATACTAGAATGTCATGTGGATTTAGATCTAGAAGGTTTTGAAGATTCTAATCCAGAGACTGGTGAGCCGTCCGGAATTAAAATACCTTACATTGTAACTTTAGAAGAAGGGTCACGTGAGATTCTTTCTATAAAAAGAAATTACGAAGTAGGTGATCCATTAAAAAACAAAATACAATATTTTGTTCATTTTAAATTTTTACCGGGTTTAGGTTTTTATGGTTTCGGTTTAATCCACATGATAGGTGGACTGTCTAGAACAGCAACCGCAGCTTTAAGACAGTTATTGGATGCGGGAACGTTATCTAATCTGCCAGCTGGATTCAAACAACGGGGTATAAGAATTAGAGATGATGCACAATCAATTCAACCAGGTGAGTTTAGAGATGTAGATGCACCAGGTGGTAATTTAAGAGATTCATTTATGATGTTACCATTTAAAGAACCAAGTCAAACTTTACTAGCATTAATGGGAACAGTAGTTCAAGCTGGTCAAAGATTTGCATCTATTGCAGATATGCAAGTAGGTGATGGTAATCAACAGGCAGCAGTTGGAACAACAGTCGCTTTATTAGAGCGTGGTTCTAGAACTATGTCTGCAATACACAAAAGAATTTACTCAGCTCTTAAAAACGAATTTAAATTAATGGCTAGAGTATTCAAATTATATCTACCACAAGAATATCCGTATGATGTCGTTGGGGGTCAAAGAATGATTAAACAACAAGACTTTGATGATAGAGTAGATATATTGCCAGTTGCTGACCCCAATATTTTTTCTCAAACACAGCGTATTTCCCTCGCGCAAACGGAACTCCAACTGGCACAATCTAATCCACAAATGCACAATCTATACAATGCATATAGAAGTATGTATGAAGCTTTAGGTGTAAAAAATATTGATTCTATTTTAATGAAGCCTCAACCACCTCAACCAAAAGATCCTGCATTAGAACACATTGATGCTTTGGCTGGTAAACCTTTTCAAGCTTTCCCTGGTCAAAACCATAGATCACATATTACAGCTCATTTAAATTTTATGGCAACTAACTTAGCTAGAAATAATCCAATGGTTATGTCTAGTTTAGAAAAAAATATTTTTGAACACATAAGTTTGATGGCTCAAGAACAAGTTGAGTTAGAATTTAGAGATGAAATGCAGCAGATGCAACAAATGCAGATGCAAATGCAGATGCAAATGCAAAATCCACAGATGATGCAAATGCAACAGAACCCACAGATGATGCAACAGATACAAATGCAAAATCAACAGATGCAAATGCAGATGCAAGAGATGAATCAAAAGATAGAATCTAGAAAAGCTGAACTTGTTGCTGAAATGATGGAAGAATTTATGCAAGAAGAACAAAAAATTACATCACAATTTGACAATGATCCTATTGCAAAACTAAGATCTAGAGAATTAGACCTTAGAGCACAAGAAAATGCTCGTAAAGAAAAAGAAGCTAATGAAAAAATGGACCTTGATAAGATGAAAACAATGATGAATCAACAAAATCAAGACGAAAAATTAAAACAAAACGAAGAATTAGCAAAATTAAGAGCTGATACATCAATTGAAAAGACAATTTTAGGAAAAACACTTCCAAATTCTGATCAAATGGTGCCTAACATTTCAATAATGCGTAAAGGATAGTGACAAAAACAAAAAAATTAGTTAAAATAAAATAATTAAGGAGAAAATATGGAAAAATTAGATAAAATTGTTGAAATCAAGTCAGAAGACAAAATGAATCTTGAAATTGACCCTAGATCTAAGACTACAGCTGATGGTTCTTTCAATCAAATCGCAAAAGGCGAAGAAGTTGAAGTAAGAGGAACTAAAAGAATGCTTAGAGAAAAATCTAGAAAAGCTAAATGGATCTAATATGTGGTTCAGTGCAATTAAATTAGCATTAAACGCTGGCAGTCACATCTATAAGAAAAAACAAGAGACTAAAATGATGATGGCTAATGCTCAAGCCAGACATGCAGAAAAAATGGCTTCCGGAGAATTGGAATACTCCGGCAAATTGTTAGAAGCCCGTCAATCTGACTGGAAAGACGAGGCAGTTTTGATAATTTTAACGTTGCCCATTTTGGTGATTGCGTGGGGGGTCTTCTCAGATGATCCTGGAGCAGCAGAAAAGATAAAAATGTTTTTTGAACAGTTCCAGCAGCTGCCGTCATGGTTCACAAATTTGTGGATCCTTGTAGTGGCGTCAATATATGGTATAAAGGGTACACAAATATTTAAGGGAGGAAAAAAATAATGCCAGGAAAACCAATTAGTAAAAGTAAAAATAAAGGCTTACTTAAATTAGCTAAAAAGAAACCAGAACTAGCAAAAAAATTTGGATACAATCCAAAAAGAATAGTTGCTAAAAAAGGTGGTAAAGTATAATGGCTAAACTTTGTGCAAAAGGCAAAGCAGCTGCCAAGAGAAAATTTAAAGTATATCCTTCAGCATATGCTAACATGTATGCTTCAGGAGTTTGCTCAGGTAAAATTACACCAGGTGGTAAAAAAGGAAAAAGAAAAAAAGCCATGGGTGGTGGAGTAATGCGTGATGGATATCATGGCGGTGGATTAGCTAGAAGAAAAAGAATGAGTTGTGCTTAATGCGAGCCTATTATTCAGAAGGTGGTTTAAGAAAATGGGTATCGGAGAAATGGGTCGATATCGGAGCCCCGAAGAAGAACGGGAAATATCAACCTTGCGGGAGAAGCAAAGGCTCAAAAAGGAAATATCCGAAATGCGTTCCACTTGCAAAAGCCACACGAATGACAAAGTCGCAAAAGGCGAGTGCTGTCAAACGAAAAAGAGCAGCTGGTAATCCAGGCGGTAAACCAACTAACGTTGCAACATTTGTAAAGAAAAAATCATGAACCTAGAAAAAGATTTACAGAAATTAAAAAAAGAAAAAGCATTAAAAGAATCTGCTATTGCACAACTTAGAAAAAGAAGTAAAGATTCTGTTGCAAGACCTAGAGCAGAAAAAAATATTTTATCTAATAATCCAGAAATGCAAAAAATATAATGAGAAAAAAAGAAAACCCAATTAGAAAAACTACTACAGGCAAAGGTGCTAATTATAGACCAACAAAATCTGGAGCTGGAATGACAGCTAAAGGTGTAAGAGCTTACAGGGCAGCAAACCCTGGAAGTAAATTAAAAACAGCCGTGACTGGAAAAGTGAAGCCAGGATCAAAAGCTGCTAAACGTAGAAAATCATACTGCGCAAGATCACTGGGACAACTCAAAAGATCATCAGCAAAAACACGTAACGATCCTAACTCACGAATCCGTCAGGCAAGAAGGAGATGGAAATGTTAAAAAAGAAAAAAGAACTAACTAAAAGACAAAAAGAAACTCTTAAAAAACATAGTAAACATCATTCTGCAAAGCATATGACTAGCATGAAAAATGACATGAAAAAAGGAATGTCGTTTTCGGAAAGTCATAAAAAAGCTATGAGAAAAGTCGGTGTTTAATGTTAGATGCATTTATATTAAATATACTTGGAAAAATAGATGATTCTATTGCAAAAGTAGAAAATTACGCTATCAAACTTGTTGAATGGTGTTGGCATTCAAGAGTAAATATATTACACAAAAAAAGGAGAAAGAAAAATGTTACCAGAGGAAACAGTAATAATTCATAAATTACAAAAACATCTTAAAGAGTCTTATCAAGATATTGCAGATGCTATGATAGGTGGTGGTATTGACAATATGGAAAAATACAAGTATATGATGGGACAGGCACATGCCTATTTAAAAATATCACAGGAAATCTCTAACCTGCTAGAACCAAAGGAGCAAAAAAATGAACCTGAAAGAGAAAACGTCATCGACTTCGGAAGACCCGAAAGTTAAATCGGCACTATTAGATAAGTACGAAGAAGATAGTAAAAAAGAAATAGACGGTTACGAACGTCTTAAAACAAAAGAATCAAATAAATTACCTAGACCAACCGGATGGAGATTAGTTGTTCTGCCATTTAAAATGCCAGAAAAAACTAAAGGTGGATTATATTTTGGACAAGAAACTTTAGAAAAACAACAAGTAGGATCTACTTGTGGTTTGGTTCTTGAAATGGGTCCACATTGTTATGATAAAGAAAAATTTCCAGAAGGACCTTGGTGTAAAAAAGGTGATTGGGTAATTTTTGCAAGATATGCTGGATCTAGAATACAAATAGATGGTGGGGAAATAAGAATGCTAAACGATGATGAAGTTTTAGCAACCATTGATAACCCTGAAGATATACTTCATCAATATTAATCATAGAAGGAGATAAACTATGCCAGACGTAGAAGAAAACAAAACAGTTGATATTGATACTTCCGGTCCTGATATGGAAGTTGAGTTAGAAGAAACTCAAACTACAGAAACAGAAACACCAGAAGTAGAAACTGAAACTGAAGATAAACGTACATATGAAAAAAAGAAAGATCACGGGACAGATATTTCTTATGAAAATGAACGTGAAGTTAAACTAGAAGAAAAGAAAGAAAATCCTGAAAAGGACGATAAAGAAAAAGAATTAGAAAAATACTCTGACGGAGTACAAAGAAGAATAGCTAAATTAACTCATAAATGGAGAGAAGCTGAGAGACAAAAAGAGGAAGCATTAAACTATGCTCAATCACAAATTAAAGCAAAAGAAGAAGCTGAAAAAAAAATCTCGAGGCTTGAACCCGGATACTTGAAATCTACTGAAGAAAGTATTGTTTCAGGTATTCAAGCAGCAAAAGCAAAACTTGCAGCAGCTAGAGAAGCAAATGATCTAGGAGCTGAAGCAGATGCTATGGCAGCTATTTCTGAATTAGGTTATAAAAAAGCTAGGTTGACTGAAGCAGTCAATGCTCAAGAAGAACAAAAACAACAAAGAGAACAAAGAATTGTTCAACAACCTAATATAAATCTACGAAGGGATCCTACGCCAGTAGCAAGACCTGACCCTAAAGCTGAGACTTGGGCATCAAGAAACTCTTGGTTTGGTCAAGATAATGCTATGACTTACACTGCTTTTGATCTACATAAAAAGTTGACAGAAGAAGAGGGTTATGATCCTGAATCAGATGAATATTATTCTGAAATAGATAAAAGAATAAGACTTGAATTCCCTCACAAATTTGATACAAATAGATCTAATTTAGGGGAAGGATCGACCAAACCCGTACAAACAGTAGCTAGTGCGAAGCGAAGTACAAATACTGGTCGCAAGACTGTGAGACTCACATCATCACAGGTAGCAATCGCTAAAAAATTAGGTGTGCCACTAGAAGAATATGCGAAACAATTAAAAATCACGAAGGAGGCATAAGCATATGGAAAATAATAATGAAAAAAGAGCATCCCGTGCGAGTCAAACAAGAGAAAAAACTCAAAAGAAAAAAGTTTGGACTCCACCTTCATCTTTAGATGCGCCCCCTGCACCAACAGGTTTTAAACACAGATGGATCAGAGTAGAATCTATGGGATTCCAAGACACTAAAAACGTTGCAGGAAGACTTAGATCCGGATACGAGCTTGTAAGAGCTGATGAATATCCAGATTCTGAATTTCCAATTGTGGATGATGGAAAATACAAAGGGGTAATCGGAGTAGGAGGCCTAGTGCTGGCTAGGGTACCGGAAGAGATTGCAGAACAACGAACTGACTATTATATTAAACAAGGTCAGGATAATGTTGAAGCAGTAGACAACGATCTTATGAAGGAACAGCACCCAAGTATGCCGATCAATATTGATCGACAGACACGTGTAACCTTCGGTGGTTCAAAGAAAAGTTAATTTTTTAACGATTCCTACCAACGAATAAAATAAACCCGTGAGTGGAGGTCTGTAAAGACAGCTCACAAAAGGAGAAAATATAATGGCAAACCAAGACGCAGCTTTCGGTTTGAAAGCAATAGGTAAAGTTGGCCAGAATAGAGACAACCAAGGTTTATCCGAGTATAGTATTGCAGCTTCTGCAACAGCTATTTACCAAGGTGATCCAGTAGAAATGTTAGCTACTGGTACTATTGGTGTAGCGGCAGCAGGTGACACACTATTATTGGGTCCACTTACTGGAGTTTTCTATACTGATGCTTCTACAAGCAAGCCAACATGGGCAAACCATCTGAACGCAAGTAACACTGCAACAGATATCGTAGGATTCGTTTCTGACGACCCTTACGAAAGGTTTGAAATACAAGCGGACGGCGCAACTGCAGCAGCAGACGTCGGCCTAAACGCTGATATTGTGTATGCAGCAGGATCTTCACCAGATTATGTATCTAAAGTTGAATTAGATACTTCTGATCAGAAGGCTGGTACAGCACAATTAAGAATTATGGGGATTTCAAAAGATCCTAGTAATAACACAGCAGGATCTGCTAACGTTAATCTAGTTGTTATGATTAACGAGCATTTCTTAAAAGGAACGGCAGGTATATAATGGCAATAAGTAGAGGACAACTAGTTAAAGAACTAGAACCAGGTCTAAATGCATTATTTGGCCTAGAATATAAACGTTATGAAAATCAGCATGCTGAAATATACACTACAGAATCTTCAGACAGAGCGTTTGAAGAAGAAGTTATGTTATCAGGTTTTGCTCAAGCTCAGACTAAAGCAGAAGGAAGTGGAGTTGTTTTTGACAATGCTCAAGAAACTTTCACTGCAAGATACACACACGAAACTGTGGCTCTTGCTTTTGCAATTACTGAAGAAGCTATTGAGGATAACTTGTATGACAGACTTGCTAGTAGATATACAAAAGCATTAGCTAGATCTATGGCGAACACTAAACAAGTTAAAGCGGTAAGCCCTTTAATTAATGGTTTCGGTACATTCACTTCAGGTGATGGTTCTGCATTAT